TGAGGTTCGCGCACAGGCCGCAAAGTTGGACATCAGCACCAAGGCTGGCCGCGATGCAATCGCCTCGCTCGCCTACAGGGTCGCGTGTTCGAAGAAGCCCCTGGAGAACCTGCGCAAGGGCCTTACGGAGGATATCCGCAAGCAGAAAGAGGCAATTGACGCCGAGGGGCGCAAGGCGGATGAGCGCATTGAAGCACTCAAGATCGAAGTGCGCAAGCCTTTGACCGACTTGGAGAACGCAGAGAAAGAGAGGGTTGCTGCGCATGAGCAGGAATTGCAAGAGATCGCGAACGCGGGTCCTTACACGCTGACGAACTGGTCAGTTTTGAGCGTGGAAGCTATGCGCGACCGGCTGCGGGAGATTGAAACCGATCCTCGCGACTGGCAGGAATTCGCAACTCGCGCAGCACAGACCAAAGCCTACGCCAAAGCGCAGATTTTGCAAGCTGTCGAAGCGAAAGAAGCTCACGAGGCAGCACGGATTGAGCTTGAACGCCTCCGCGCCGAAGCCGCAGAGCGCGCCATTAAGGAGCGCGAGGAAGCCGCGGCTAAAGCAGCCCAGGAGGCCGCAGAGCGCCGCGCAGAGGAGCAAGCCCGCATTGCCCGCGAAGCTGCCGAGCGTGAACGCCAGCGCGTCGAGAACGAGCGCATTGAGGCTGAGGCGCGGGCGAAGCAGGCCGAAGCGGAGAAGATCGCAGCGGAATTACGCGCAGAAGCATTGCGCCTAGCAGAGGCCGAATCCTATCAGGCGCAATTGGCAAAGGAGCGCCGCGAAGCAGAGGAAGCGGAAGAGCGCGCGCAACAAGCTCTACGGGATGCTGAGGCGCGGCGCGTAGCTGAGGCCGAAGCGGCAGAACTTGCAGCCAGCGCAGCAGTAGCAAAGGCAGAGCGCGAACGGTATGCGGCGGTCGAGGCTGAGCGCCAGCGGGTAGCGGCGCGGCAAAAAGAGGAACTCGAAGAGGCTGAGAAGCGCGCAAAGAATCGTGCACACCGGCTCAAGATCGACAATGAAGCCCTGGGCGCGATTGTTGCGCTCGACATCCCAATGGACCGCGCTCAAGACCTGCTCATTGCCATTGCAAAGGGCGCTGTGCCGCACGTAACCATCAGCTATTAAATTTGCGCGGGTGACTCCGACAACCTAGAGATAGGCTCTGAACACTCACGGATGAGACGGGGAACCCTCGGGGGATAGGGTGCCAGCAGCATTCCACCGGCCAACTAGGAGGCCGTAGCCAAAAGGTAACGGAAGCTGGCAGGGAGCGGAACGGCCCGCGCAGTAACCATCAAACACGGAGAGGAAGTATGCAGATTCTACGATTCGCGCAGCACGGCACAGACGGTAACGTGTCCGATGACTTTTTCCAAGCGCACCTAGGCCGCGCCACAGCGTCCAGTGCGTCGGCCATCATGAATTTCACGCAGAAGGGCGTCGAGGGTTCCAAGCGCGAACTCTACCGGCTGGAGAAGGTCGCGGAGATTCTAAGCGGCATCGCGGCGCAGGACCACTTTGTATCAGCGCCCATGAAGGCTGGTACGTTCTCTGAGCCAGCGGCCCGCACGGCCTACGAACTCGAAGAGGGCGTGATGGTCGAAGAGGTCGGCATGGTGGTGGGCGACAATGAGCGCACCGGCTGGAGCCCGGATGGCTTGGTAAACGACGCAGATGGTAATCTGGTCGGCGCTATCGAGTCGAAGTGCCCGCGCACAACCACGCACCTGCGAGCCCTCGATGCGGGCCAGATTCCAGAGGGCAATATGCCGCAACTGCTCTTCGCATTCATGTGCTGCCCGCCGCTGCAATGGATAGACTTCATTTCGCGTGACGGCGGCATGAGCAACGATCCCGCGATGTTCGGCCCGATCCTACCCAGGCGCTACGTGCAGTTCACCATCCGCCTGCACCGCGAGGAGTGCGAGGCGCAGATTGCCAAGATGCGCGAAGCAACGGACAAGTTCCTGGCGGACGTGGACGCGACCATTGAGCGCCTGAAACAGCGCGCGCCGGAGGTTGCCGAGCCGGAGCGCGTTGCGGAGGACTTTGGCGATATGGGAATATCGGACGCTGACATTGAGTGGGCGAAAGGTGGGTTTGAAGATGCAGCAGACAGCGCAGCAAGTTGAAACGTTCACCGGCGTCGTGGAGAACACCATCCCACACAAGGACATAGGTTGGGTGCGCACAGACACCGGCGAAACGCTCTTCTTTCACCGCAACTATGTGCGCAATCACAAACTGCCCGAGATCGGCCAGCGGGTCAAGGGTCGCATCGGTCGCGTGGAGCAAGAGGACAAGCAGGCAAGAGCTTTCAATGTGGAGGTGGTAAATGGGCACTAAAACTGGAATCGAATGGACCGACCACACGTTCAATCCGTGGATCGGCTGTACCAAGGTAAGCGCCGGATGCGCGAACTGCTATGCAAAGACCCGCGATGATCGGCACATGCTCGGACCTGTGAGCCATTGGGGACCAAGCGCGCCGCGACACGTCACCAGCGCAGCGAACTGGCGCGAACCAATCAGGTGGGCGAAGGCAGCGCGGGCAGCGGGAAGGCGCGATAAGGTCTTTTGCGCAAGCCAGGCCGATATATTTGAACTAGAAGCGCCGGTCGCCGCGCGGCAAGCCCTCTGGAGACTCATCGGCGATACCTGCGATGCGCTCGACTGGCAGCTTTTGACCAAGCGGCCGGAGAACATCCTCTCGGTGATGTGCGACGACAACTTGAATCTCGGATTCTTTGAGCTGACGCGCTGCTGGCTGGGCGTGAGCGTGGAGAATCAGGCCGCGGCGGATGAGCGCATTCCGCTGTTGCTACAGACGCCGGCGGCATTGCGGTTCATCTCGGCTGAGCCATTGCTGGGGCCTGTGAGTCTTCGCTGGAAAAACTCGACCGACTTTGATACACCACATCCGCGTCACAAAATGCCGGAACCAGATGAGTGCGGTAGGATTTGCACGGACGAATACGACGGCCTACGAGAGTTGGACTGGGTGATCTGTGGAGGCGAGAGCGGACCGAATGCGCGGCCGATGCTTCCCGAGTGGGCCGAGAGTCTGCGCGACCAATGCGAGGTGACCGGCACGGCCTTTTTCTTCAAGGGGTGGGGCGAATGGGCGCCTGGGGCTTGCGCCGGTCATCTGCCTACCCACACCGAGCGGACTGCAACTTGGTGGGATGGGCGCTGGCTTTACGATTCGCTGACTCCTCGTCAGAGCGAAGAGTTACACTGCGACGATGCGCCTGACCTGTACCGTCTCGGCAGGGAAGCCGCCGGTGCCATGCTCGACGGCCGCGAGTGGAAAGAGTTTCCGACGGTGCGCCCATGACGCTCAAGCAGATGGAGCAGGACTTTCACTTTCTGCGCGGCCAGGTGCAGCGATTGAGCCGCCTCATTGACGCGCTGGAATCGTCGCCGCTGCTGATTCAAGCGATGGTTGAGCCAGAACCGGAACCGGACACACCCTGCGAGAGCAACGCTCCAACACGCGAGGTGCGCACTATCGCGGAGGTTGAGAAAGAGGCTATCTTGAACGCGCGCGATACGTTCGGGAGACACTCGCGGGCGGCTTGCGTTGCGCTCGGCATCTCAACAAACACCTATTACCGCAGGCTGAAGGAATACGGGGTGCGCGGATGAGCGGTTACATCCAGTTCGAGGTTCTTGGCCGGCCAGCGCCCCAGGGATCACTCAAAGCGTTCATCGTTGGCGGCAAAGCGCGGCTCACCTGCGACAACGCAAAGACGATGCCCTATCGACAGGCGGTGGGCTATGCCGCTTTGGCTGCGCGAGATGGCAGCGAGATATTCGCCGGGCCGCATGTCGCGGTTTCCGTCCAGTGCGACTTCTATTTCAAGCGCCCCAAGGGGCACAAGAAGGCATGGACGCACCCGCCAACCAAGCCGGACATTGACAAGCTGTGCCGGGCCACCCTGGACGCGCTGACGGGCATCCTGTTCGCGGACGATGGGCAGGTTGTGGGCCTGAAAGCGGTAAAACGCTACGGGCTGCCAGAGCGCGCGCTGATTTCAGTCGAGAAGGTGGAGGGATGACGCGCTTCGTCGCAATCTGGAGCCTCCAGCGCGGTATCATTGACCCGCCTGAGCCGCTGGACGAAGCGAACCAGATCGCGGCGAATGTGGCCGAGCGCATGATCCAGCGAGAGCGCGACGGGCCACTGACGCGGCGCGAATGGGCGGCAGAGGAAGGATACCGCAGCGGCTTCGTGAGCAGCTACGGCAGGAAGAAGATGCGCGGATGAGCGCAACACAATAGCTTGCAACCAGAAAGGACAATATGCACGCACCAGAGCTTGACGCAGAAACCATCGAGGCCGCCGCAGCGCGAGTTGCAGCGATGAACCTGAGCGCAGACAAACCCTCTATCGCGGCAGAAGCACCCACACGAGCGCCGCGCAGTGACAAGGGAACCAAGCGCACGCCCAAGGTGCAAGCGTTGAGCATTGAGGCCGTGAGTGCGATGAGCGCCGATCAGGCGCAGGAACTTATCCGGCTTGTCGCCGCCCGGAATGAGACACTCAAAAACTGGGAAGACGCGAAAAATGAAGCTCTGAAGTGCGCAGAATACTTCAAGGCAGACGCCCAGGCGCTGCAAAAGTTCATCGAAGCGCTCGCGGTGATGAAGTAAGCGCAGATGGTCAAGGTGACCGCATAACCCACGCACCATTCACAGAAAGGAATCGCAGTATCCCGCCCAGCATTTTGAAACGCAGTGATCCGGGTACGCGGAGGTGTGCTATCCCAGCAAAATGGCAACAATGGATGCCTTTTAGAATCGACGCTTTCAAGGGATCCCCGGCAGTCCAGGCAATGCACCCTTGCGCTCGGATCGGCTACTTATACCTGCTGGCCTGTGCTTGGCAGACAGACGATTGCACCCTGTCTTGCGATCCGCTCGAGCTGGCAGAACAGAGCGGCCTCGGCGATGAGCTTTGGGCTGTTCACGGCCCACGTATCCTGCGTAAGTTTGGGTATACCGATGATCGCGAGCGCCTCCGCAACGATGTTTTATTCGATGAATGGAAGGAGGCTAAGCGCATTTTTGACGCGCGCCGACAAGCCGCCGACCGAACCAATTCAACACGGTCACCGAACGGTCACCGTGACGGTGAGGTAGGCGCACCGCCACGCTCTGCCGACACACGAACAGTTACACGAACAGTTACAGGGACAGGTACAGGGACAGTTACAGGGACAGAAGAAAAGCAAAAGCCTTCTCGCGCAAAAGCAGCGCGAGGCAAAAAGACGGAGGCCGCGAAGAGTCGGCACGCCGAATTCAAGGCAGCCATCCTGCGCTACTGGGAATCGAAGAATCCCGGCGTGGAGATGCCCTGGGGTCCGGCAGAGGGGCGCAACCTAGAGATGTGGCTCCGCGAGACGCCCAACACGACACTGGAGCAGTTCGTGGGCTACCTGCGCAACCGCTTCAAGTCGGCCGTCACACACACGGAGCGCCCGAGCCGCTGGATAGGCAACGTGACGAACTTCGCCAGCGGCCCAATCGACAAGTACGGCAAACCACTTCAGGAGAGCGCAAATGTCGGATCTGAGAAAAATCAGCGAAGCCCAGCTAGCCAACGTGTTGAAGCCAACCTCCGGGCAGTTGCAGAAACGGCTGTCCGCAGAGGATGGGTTAGCGCTGACAATTTTGAGCGGCCAGATGCAGAGGCGGTGGCCGAACCAGGACCGGGCGGAATCAATCGATGAGTACGCCGCGGACTGGGAGCGCTTGATCCAGAGGCACGGCGCGCATGCCCTGAAAGACGCGGTGAATGCGCTGCGGATCGACCCAAAACGCGAAGACTTTTATCCGGGCCCTGGGGAAGTTGCACAGGAGATTGAGCGGCAATGGTGCGCCAAGCGATTGGAGCGCGAAAGCGAAGAAAGGGAACATCGTGCGCTCCAAGATGCCGAGTACCGCGCACATCTGATGAGCCCCGATGAGATCGCATGGCGCATTGCGCACTTCGGATACGACCCCTTTGCGCAGAAGCTCCCCACGGCAACGAAGTGACGGGCGAAATCAAACGGCAGGCGCTCAAGAAGGTGCCGAGCCATGTGTATGCAAGAGGCTACCCCGTGCCGAGCAATTGGCGATTGTGACGGCTGTCACGCTTGTTGATTCGGAGCGGTTTCCACCCGTTTCCCCTTCTCTGCGTTGCGACATAAGCGATATATGCGACATAAGGTCTCCCCTTCCTATCCTTCGGTCGCTTTTGTCGCTTCGGTCGCGGTCCATAGTTCGATGGAGCGCCCTAACGTGTTCACCATCTGGTGCGAAGCGATGCCCAGCGCGGCAAGCTGAGTGAGCGCCTGTGCGATGCGGTCGGTAGAGGCGTGCCGCCCTAGTGTGTCGCGTATCTGGGTTCGGGTCATGCCTTCCGCTCCAGCGCCCTAACCCAGCCGCACAAACCAAAGGCCCCTCCAGTAACGGAAGGGCCTTGGCGTTCCCGCTCTGGACTTCCCCCTTTCCTATGGATTGAACAC